ACATGGGATTCGATGAGAAGGTGTTCATATACGCCTTGTCCTCCCGACCGGAGGATGCACGTAAGTTCGCAACCACATTCAAACCTGACTGGTTGCACACAGCGGAGTACACGCCTATACTGGCAGAGATCTTCGCATTCACACGCAAGCATGGCGAGCAGCCCACCATACCCACGCTGCATAAGATCTTTGAGGACAAGGATGCGGAGGCGTACTCACTAAGATACAAGGATGCTCTAGATAGTATCACTAAGGACATACCTGATCGTAGTTACATCACTTACACCCTGGATCAGGCACGGGACACGGGGGTGGTGCGAGACTTCCAAGAGATGGCTAACAGTCAGTCATTCCTCACCCGTCAGGCTGATCTGGATGGTACAGCGTTGCTCAAGGAGATGCACAAGTTCTTCAACAAGCATGGTAGGGACAGCGACATCAAGACAATGGATATCAAAACGTCCATTGAATCCTTGGTTGAGCAGGCTGGGTTTCAGCCTGAGCTTCAACGCGTACCGTGTGGTGTCCATGTCATTGATGATTGGACAGGGGGTGGGCTGCGTACCAAGCAGCTGGGTATCATAATGGCCCCCACGGGGGATGGTAAGTCCAGCATGCTGGTGGTCATGGCCCATCACATGGCGTTCAATGAGCGTAAGGATGTGTGGCTGGTGACCAACGAGCTGTCCATTGAGGAGCAGACAGAGCGCATGCTCTCCCGTATCACAGGCAAGGACATGACACGCATCATCAATGATCCAGGCATCGCATACCAGGGGCTGGAGCGTCACTGGCGGGCGGGTGCTGATGATAGGCTGAGGATGACCGAGGTGAACCGAGAGGTTAGCATGGATGATCTAGAGGCTGAGATGATGAAGTGGGTCAACCTCATCGGGTGGAAGCCCAAGGTGCTGGTGTTGGACTTCATCGAGCGGATGAAGCCAGTGGAGGCGGGCTGGTCGCGTGATAAGATATGGGATTGGGTGGGTGCTATCAGCCGTGACATGTCACGATTTGCCAAGCGGCACAACATCCTAGTGTGGACAGCTGCACAAACAAACAGGTCAGGGTATGCTAAGGGTAGGGAGAAGAGCCCGCTGAGCCTGGAGATGGCGCAGTCATCCGTCAAGCACCTGCAAGAGGCAGCATGCATCATTGGGATGCGGCAAGAGGAGCTACCTGATGAGCGTATCGTGATGGAGATAGCCGACCTGAAGCAACGGTTCGCCAAGCGGCACAAGTCCTCGGTGTTCCTTGAGTGTGATCTGGCACGCATGCGCATCACTAACGATGAGTACCACAAGAATGAGGAGACAGAGGATGACGTGAAGCCTGCCACCATCACACGCAAGCGCGGGTACACTCCAAGAGAGAAGCAGCAGCAGGCTCAGGCCAAGGTAGCAGCTGAGAACAAATAGTTTCCCATAAGGTACGCACACTTACGGTAGCCGAGGCAAAATAAACTGGCAATCGTTGGTGAGATAACCTATAATGGGGTAGGATCTGGGAGACTCCAAGAGAATCCCAACCTTATACACCTGAAGTTAGGGAGGAGTAAATGACTGCACGAAGTGGCTATTGAGTGCTAGAGGCACAGCCTTGCCATCCCATTCGAAAAAGGCAAAACTCGAACCCGAAAACAAACGACGTATCAAGACATAGTAGAAGAAGAGGAAGAAGAAGAACAGACAGTACATCCTGTAGTAGTAGTTGTTGAGGATGAGTTCTTTGGGTTATTGTTCTACTTGGTATATGGATGTGCATGTACCCGGAACGTAACCCAACTCCAGATACCCCATACGTCGTAGTTCATGGCGTGTGGGGTTTCACATTTAAGGGAGCAACCGATGCTACACCGTGACCAGCTAGGCTACAACCCCAAGAAATACTACGAGGAGGTCATGTTGAAGGATGACATTGATCCTTCAGATGACCGAGGCATCAGGCGCAAGGGTGCCATGCAGCACTGGACAGCCATCAATCAGATGGTAGACACCTCTCTCTCAGACAAGGGCTCAGTTTTCGTTGGCAATTGGGAGGTCAACTCTGACCTCATTTACCACCGCCACCTTGAGCTAGGCTCGTACACCACCTTCAATGGACATGACAGTGAAGGCTCCCACCCCATCGTCCCCGACTCCCTCATGCCTGACAACGCATGGGAGGCGTTCATCGTGGTGGACACAGTGAGTGGGCGGTGTGATCTATGCAAGGTAGCAGTACCGGATGAGGTTAGGTTCATTCATACGTTCTTTCAATAGGAGATAGACATGGAGTTCAAGCTGCGCGACACAGGATTTTACGCAGGCTTCGTAGTACTTGGGTTGTTTTTGGTAGTGATCATCAAGGAATTTGTGAAGTTTATTACAACTGGACTAACCACTTGGTAAGGAGATAGACATGGGTATCGCAAGTATACTGGCAGTAATACTGGTAGTTCTCAAGGCAACAGGGTTCACCGCACTGGCATGGGGCTGGTGCTTGGCAGGGTTCGGGTTTGATATCGCGCTGGCTGTTGTCATGCTGACATTGGGGTACTTCTTCAGCAAGAAGGCAGTGAAGGCAGTGAACAACACTGACATAGTGGATCGCATCAACGCAGCGAAGGATCGACTCGGATGAGGCGTGACGCACTAGACAGGGCGGTCAAGCAGATCCATTGGAAGGTACCTAAGTATCTCTACGCACGGTGCATGGAGTGCGAGGATGATGTGAAGGGCGAACAGATGTGGTGGTGGTGGAGACACGGCGGCGGCTTGCATGGCACCGCCCGGATCAAACAGTGGACATGCCGCAGGTGTGCGCCGAGGATGTCTGACTTGTTCAGGTTGAACCCCGAGTTCTTTAAGGGTGTGGACTACAGTATCCTCGTTGAAGAGGAGAATCAGCTGACGGAATACAACAGACAAGGATCCTCATGGGCGGGTCAGCAGGACCTCCCTAAATCAGCAGGCCCTCCCTAAGGTGGACATCATGCCGTACTACGAGTACCGATGCGAGTCAAACCATGAAGTAACAGTACAGCAGCGGATCACTGATGAGCCGCTGACTGCATGCCCTAAGGCGGGGGTGGATCAAGATGGCAACGATGTAGAGTGTTGCTCCCCTTGTCATAGGCTGATCTCTAAGTCCAGCTTCATCCTCAAGGGTGCAGGCTGGACACCTAAGGGAGGCATCTGATGGGCGTCACACTGAAGGACATCTGGCTCTGTCAACTGATTCAGATAGCTGAGCTAGGCCTGATCGCAGGCCTGCTGTTGGCTAAGCTATGAAGAAGAAAGAACAACCGAAGCGGATCTGTATGGTGCCCAGTTGCGGTGCTGTGTTGAAGAAGAATGAGTCAGGGCTGTGTGCTGGCTGTGACCGTGTAGTTGAGGTGGCTAACAGTGACTGCTGGCTCAACGGATGGGGGCCAAGATAATGAAGAGTGATCTAACTTTCGAGTTGACTGAGTTCTTCCAGAAGAGAGAGCTACGCCTCCAGGCAGCGCTGGCAATCTACCTCCACAGCGAAGGGGGTAGGTATTCAACGCAGCATGCTAGCATTCAGGATGCTATCGAAGAGGCAGACAAACTGATCGCCGAGCTGGACAAGACAGAGAAATGATTACCTTAGGAATTACAGTGGTAGTGTACGTGTTGATGTGGGCCGCAATTATAGGGATCGCATGTGAGTGAATACAGCAGCAACGACGTAGCCCAGTGGATCAAGGGTGCCTTCGCTGTGAACAAGGCGAACGGCGACGAGCTACAGTTCAACTGCCCTATCTGTGACCACGGCAGCTGCTACTTCAATGTCCGTAAGCAGATAGGCTTTTGTCACCGTGCCATGTGCCGCACCACGTTCACGATGGATCGCATGATCGATGAGATCGGCCATCCTCCGGAGCTTGCAGGCTACACCCCTTTAGTTAGTACGCTTAAGACCCAGACATCTCCTCTGGTGTGCCTCCCAAGCTCTGCTGCACTGATAGGGTGTGACGAGCCAGCGGTAGCAGCCCTGGCTTACCGAGGTGTGACCTGGGATCACATCGTGCAGTTCAGAATACACTGTGATGACAAGAGGTTGTACGTGCCGGTGTACGAGGGCGGCGAGATGCGCCAGTACAACAGCAGAAGGATCGACAAGCGTAAGGCACCTGCCGATTGGTTCGATGCAGGGGAGAACCCTTACCGCTACGCCAGTGGGCACCCCATCACTCACTACTTCCTAGGGTGGGAGGAGTGTCGGATGTGGGACAGCATCGTTCTGGTAGAGAATACGTTTGTTTCTATGTGGTTACGTGACCTGAATG